TCTTTTTGCATTCCAGCACGGTTTAATCCACACGCTAATTTAAAAAGATTGTTGTTTCTTTCTCCAGCATTTAATGTGAATTTTCGATTAAACCATTTTATTATAACATCTACTTTTTTATTAGTATCTACAATTTGAAAATGTTTAGGATAGTTTGTTTTTTGTGCGACCTCTGTGTATTCTTTCATTAAAACCCAAACTTTTGAATTTTCATTTATGAATAAATCGGGATCATAAGACTCATAGCAAACCCTTGAAACATCTTTTGTTTTCACATCTAAAAAAGAATCAAACGTTTCACAAAGAGCCTCGTAGTATTTTCTATGATTATGCACCTCGTCAGGGATTTTAACGATAGCTTTAACTCCATTTCCTGAAGGACTTATAAAAGCCGAGTAAATATATTCGTTATCCTGTAAGCTATCACGTAAACAAACAGCATCGTCAAACGTTCCCACATCGTCAAAATCTAAACAAGCAAACCCTGAATGTTTAATAATATTTTTAGCTGCACGTCTTGAAAATTCACCAGAAAAGCAAACTGATTTTAATTTACCTTTTGATTCATTCCTTTTGCTTTTATCGGATTGGTTTCTAATATCGTCTATTTTTGACTTATTAGAGCCATCTTTAAAAGAAAATAATACATCATTAATCTCTTTGTAGAAAGGATTTTCTACGTCTGTAATTTTTGAAAATATAGTTACCATAGTCTTTATTTTTTACTATAAAGAAAAAAGTAAATATCTCCAACTTGATTTGTAAATTCAAAACTAATTTCAAACATTTCAAAATCAAATTCAATATGATTAGGGATTGAATCATCATACCCAATAGATTGCATTAAATAATTAAATGCTTTTTTGTGAATTGTTTTTTGACTTTCCCTGCTTTGGAAGTCCTTATCGAACTCTTCTTTGTTAACAATAAATAATTTCATAATAAAGGAATAAATTAATAATACACAAATATATAAATAAAAACAATACAAAAAACAAAACAGCAAAAAAAAGCATAAAAAAAAATGCCTGCACCTTATTTTATTAGGTCTAACGTATAAAAAAACAGCAAAACAGCATTTTTTTACTTTTCTGACTGAAAAATATTTTTTTACATACTTTTATAAATATATATAAGGATATAGCGTTTTTGTTGTGTTTTGCTGTTTTAGTGTTTTAATTAAAAAAAGGTCATTTATTTCAATCCTTTAGGATTGAAAATAAAAAAACCACCCCTTTCGAGGTGGTTCAGCCTTACCAGAGCCTTTATATTAAAATTCTAAATCATCTTCGTCTATTGTGGCCAATACATCTGAATCAATTGCATCAATAACAGGCTCCGCTTTTACAAGATACGCTTTTAAATACGTTTCTAAAATAGCGAAAGCATCGTCTGCCATTGTATTCTCGTTTTCTGATAAAGACTTGTCAAACTTAAAATATGGAGTGTAATACTTTACAGCTCCTTTTTTGCCCTCAATTGCACTTTCAACCGTTACCCATTCCTCTGGAAGTCTTGATCTACCTTTTTGAGTAAAATCACCCCAAGATTGGCAAGAAGCCCCCTTAAGTTGCAAATTAGCCAATGACCCATCCTCGAGCATAATATAAATTGATTTCACATAGTGCGCACCCGCTGCTTTTACTTTTTCTTTAATGTCCGAATAAAGACCTTTTGCAATTTCGTTACCTTTAAAAGGCTTTACGGTTAACGGCTCTTTACTGATGAATTTCACCTCGTTAGAATAAATCGCCGATTGGCAGGAATCAGACCAACCTTTCACGGTGTGCAATTCATCGAGTGCAAGGAATCGGAAAGGTAAAGGGATTGGAACGTTGACTTTGTTTTCTTTGTCGTAAAATGAAAAAGCTTTTTCGTTTGATTTCCAGTCAATGAATTTTGTAGCTGGATTACTCATAGGCATTTCAAATGCCCTTCTTCTGTTTGATGTTGTATTCATTTTTATATAATTTTTAGAACTTCCAATGACGGGGCGGAAGCCTTACCCCTGTTATTATGATTTTGTAAATATAGTTAAAATTTAATTGCCACACTACTTTTACGCGGACTAATTGAAACTTTCGGAACTTGATTTCCATAAGCATCGAACGTATCTTGTTTCTGTGCCATTTTCAGCTGTTCGGTACGGGCGTCTAAATCAGCCTTAATCGTCGACCATATTTCATCGTCTGCATAATTTACGGTATTGCCACCATTTACGGGAGAAAATTCAACGCCTAAAATAACCTGCTTTTCCACGTCGATAATATGACTTCTAAACTTTGCCATCGCACTTGAAACAACTTGCTCCAAACGGGCTAGATTTGCCCCTAATTGCATAATATCGCAACTCCCATCGTCCAAAACGGATTGAATTAGTTGCTCTCCAGTTTTAACAGCATCTTTCTTTGTAAAAGTGCTGTCATACATAGCCGTCATTTCCTCGGCTCTCATTTCAAAAAATTGTAATTTGCTCATAATTTAGTTTTTTAATTGGTTTAAAATAAAATAGGGTGTTGTTTTGTCAACGCTTCTTTTGAAAATCCAAACTCTTCAATGTCTTTTAAATGCTGATATTCTTCATCAATCCAAGCATTAGATAATTTGCAAAAATCTTTTTTAATTTCAAAACCGAAACATTTTCTTTTCAATCTTTGACCTGCAATTAAAGTAGAACCACTACCAGCGCAAGGGTCTATCACTACATCTCCCTCATCCGAAAATATTTCAATTAATTTTTTTAAAAGCATCAATGGTTTTTGAGTAGGGTGTATTTTTTCGCTTTCATTATCTCTTGGCCAGTCAAGACAATTAAAAATCATTTTGCCTTTATTGTTAAATTTTGGCAAACGCTCACGATAAAATACAAGTGCATATTCACAATTTCCTACTATTTTCATATTTGCTTTTAAAACTTGCGCACTGAAATTTTTCCTAAATACTAAATTTATGTAGTTATTCAATCCGTATCTTTTTGCCAGTTCAATTAAATACATTTGTTGGTCAAACGCGCAAAAAACAATCATACAAGGCGCATCGCTTTTTTGTCTTGCTTCGCCATCAACTTTTATTTTTTTTGTTTCTGGTCTTAACATTGTGCTACAAAAGTGCATAAATTCTGCGGGTCTAAAATCTTTGTCAGTATCAAAAAAATCTTTCCCTGCCAATTCGCTTTCTCCTTTCTTATTGTCTCCATCTTTATACCAAGAGGGATTTGAAGCATAAGCATTATTTCCTAAATTATAAGGAATATCCGCTATAATCAATTGCGCTTTTGGAATTGCATAGGTTTTAAAGTTTTGAAAATGATTGTTAAATAATTGGGCTTTTTTCATAATATTTAGTTTTTTAATTGGATACAAACTTATAAATAATAAATACACTTTGTACATTATTTAACTTTTTTTTAACTAAAATAATTTTTGTTGTGCCACGTGGTTATGCCCTTGGTCTTTTCTTAAAATGTCTATTGTTTCGTATAGTGATTTCATAGTTTATTTATTTGTTGTTTCACTTCATTCCAAAAGTCGCTGTAATTAGACATCTTTTCTATTTTATTAACCGTTGCCAAAGCGCATTTTTTAGCAATTGAAGTGCAAAGAATTTCGTTACCGCATTCTGTATCCGCATTCATCAATATCATACGATATTCATTTATTAAATTTTCAGCTTCTCTTTTCGGTGTCATAATGTTTTTTTGTAAATTTCTAATATTTTTTTTGCTTCTCCGTATTTTAATGCAATCATAAATAAACTATTATGATAAAATTCCAAAACTTCAATAGCAAACTCCTCTGCTATTTCCACACATTGTTCTTTTGTTTCCTCAATTTCGTTTCTGCCTAAATCGTGTCGCATTATTGGATTGTCGAATTTATCTTTTAGTTTCATTTTTGTAGATTTTTAATAGTTGATTTGTTGTTCCTTTTGAGTGTTCATTTTTCCAAAAATGCACACCTTGAATTGATTCATTGTACAATACATAATGATTTCTTGCCAACCACTCCGCAAAAAACCTTTGCTGTTTTTTTTCCATTTCTAACGCTTGTTCAATGTGTTTCTTGAAATCTAGAGTACAATTCTCAATTCCTCCAAAATGCTTATCTATTAACCATTCTACTGCTGTTTTCATAATTTCTCAAATATTCGTCGCACACAATACCCTCTCAAAATAGAAACGATAAAGAATACGGCAGTTATTATTAAATTTTGTGTAAACGATACGGGAATACCCAATATCGGATATAGTACCACCTGAAGCACTATTGAAGTTGCAAGCCCAATGATCGTCTGTACGGTGCTCTCAACTAAAGATTTTTGTTTTGATTGTTTCATTTTTAAAATGGCGTTTTAATTTGTTTAGGCATTAATTCTTTGTACTCTTTTTTAATCTTTTCTTTTATCGCTTCACGAATAAAATGCCCTACATCAACATTGTAAGACTTCATTTTTTGAAGCGTTTTTAATTGACTTTCTGAAATTCGGATTACTTTTACTTTTGTATATAGCTGCATAATTAAAAAATTATAGATTCTATTAAATCAGTCACTTGTTTTCTTTTTTGTATTTCTTTTTTACACTCAAATACTTTTTCTAAATTTAAAATACAATTCAATCCGTTTTTACCAATTGCTGAATAAAGTAATTGATAATATCGTTCTTTGTTATTTAATTCAGATATTTCACATTCACATATTATTTCAAACTTGTGATTTTCAATTCCGTATTTTAAAAAAGACCTGTTTAACAACACTTGACCTTTCGCTAAACTTCTTTTGTATTCTTTAAACCTTCTTTCAATATTCACACTTTGACCAATATATACTTTTTTACTCGGACTTGTTATTTTATATATTCCTATCATAAATCAAAGATACGAAAAAAATCCTTATAACCTTTGTTTTTGTTAGTATTTTAGCCATTTTGTAATACATTTATAAGTGTTAGCGAATAGTTAGCGGATATACTCGAATAGTTTTTCAGTAGAACATTTGTTCCCACCAATCTGACCATTTGCTGATAATGAAGATTTAGCTTCTTTTTTCCAGATACATCTAAAATCACTCGGAGCATTGTATTCTGAAATAAAAACTGAATGTCCTTCAGTAGTTAATTTTCGTGCATAATCCCAAAATTCTGAATGATTAAATCCTTTTGAAGTTGAATATTGCTTTGTATTCTCATAAGGAATATCACAATAAACAATACTGTTATCAGGAATAACCACTTCTTTATAATCCATATTTACAAAGTCAATTCCGTTTAATTTTGGAATTTGCTTTTCAATATTGCTAATTGCTTCTTTGATATAGTCTCTAACCGTCCCAATTTTAGTATTTGATGTTCCAGAATACCCACCATCAAAAAATCTTCCGTTCGCTGAACCCATCCAACCAATCCATCCAATCATAAAATCATCCATTTCCATAGTATGATTAAATGAATTTTCTTTGCCATTATAAACATCTCTTGCTACATTGTACAAGTCTTTTGATATTTCAGTTGGTCTATTTCTTTTTTCTTGCAAACCTTTAAACATTTCAATAAGATGTTTGTTTTTGTCATTTGCTATTCTGTTTCCATCAACTAATGAAACTACATTTGCACCGCCTGTAAATAAATCAACAAAATATTGATTTGGTAATCTGTTTTTTAATATTATCGGCAAAATATCTTTAGTAAATCTTGCCTTACTTCCCATATATTTCATTCACGTTTTCGTTTTAAAAACCCGTACATCCGCTAACATCGGTTATGCAAGATTTGGGTATTTGGTTTAATTTAAAGTTCAGTTTGTATCTGTTATTATTTGGCTATATCGGAGGTTTTGGCTTCTTTAATCCCAAACCTCGCATAGCCGAGAACCGTTATAGCCAATACTACTTTTGTGCTTCGTATCAGCATTTGTGAGAAAAGAATTTAAAAAATCCCTCCCCACTGTTCTGCAAAAGCCTGTGCCATACCTTCAAATGTTTTACTTCTTAATGTTTGTCGTTCCTCTTTTGTCTTTGCGTTTTTCAAAGCATCTGCATACCATTTAGGATGTGATTTGCCCGAAGCAAAAACAGTTCTTTCTCCTTTTCCTACAATATTGGTAGGTAACAACAAAGGCAAGTTTTTAAGCCATAAGCAAGTCGTTTTCGTTGCTTCATCCCCAAAAATATAAGGTTGTACAATTTGGTCAGGCTTTTTCCATCTACTACTCAATAATCCTACTGGGTTTTCAATGGCTATATGTTTTATATCTGCATTGTATAAAGCTTTTACAAATTCCACGCTATCCAACATATCTTGTCGTCTGTTTGGGTATTTTGGATGTGGTCTGCGTTCCTCAAATGGTAAAGCCTTATCTTCGGGGTTTGATAGCCATTGAACACCGCTACCTGTTAAAAATGTGCAAGGTGGATGTGCAACCATTAAATCCCACCCTTGATTTATTACCTCGAAAATATCACACTGGAAATGCCATTCAGGATGCCCACCGCTACAAGGCAATAAATCGCACGAAAACGCTTCGTGTCCTAATTTTCTAAATGCTTTTGTTGTTGCCTGACTTTCTTCACAGGCTATTAAAATTCTTGCCATCGCTTATTTTTTAAATTCTTTTTTATTTCTTCGATTAAAGTTTTGTACTAATTAAACCGTACTGGCTATAACACGTGCTATAAGCAAGTTTGCCAATAACATTTGTGCTAAATTTGAACATTTCTGCAAGGCAAACCTGCTCATAGCACCATACGTTATAAGTAATACTACTCTTGGTCTAAAGAATATATTATCATTCTTTTAGTAATATCAGTGTTTTTCCAATCAACCAATCTTGTAATTCCAAAAATAGTAACCCTATCTCCTTCTTTAAAATCAAACTGTTCATCAAAAATTATATAAACATCTTGATTTTCTTTATCCAATACATAACCATATTCTTTATAATATTCTTCGTAATGTTTAAAGCATTCTTCTAAACCTCCATTGTATAGAAAGATTTCTGAATTTATTAAAAATTTTGTTTTCATAATCCGTACTACTTATAACAGCAATTACACGCTATTGCTATATTGTGATTAATTTAATATTCAGTTTATACCTTTCAATTTCGTGTTAAACTGAAAGGTATTTTTGTACTTTTACGCAACATCGTGTACTTGCATAACGTTAGGAGCAAGCTTGCGTGTCGAATAAACCAACCTGCATTATTTTATGAGAATTGTCTATTTCTAAAGCTCTGTTTAAAATATGTAAAGCTAATTCAGAATTTACACAATTTCTATCTTCTAACTTCTTGCTGTGTGCGTGTTTTGAAGTTCCTACATATTGTTTCATCATTGTTCCTACTTCTGCTTTAGGCAATTCTATTTTTGGAATTGTAAAGTTTGACCACAAATAATGCCTACCAATTTCAGCAGTTGGTGGGATAAAATATTCGTAATAACTTATAACATTTTCAACACAAAATTTTCCTTTAAAAAACGCTTTTAAGAAAATTATTTCCTGCCATAATTCCATTTTTGGATAACGAGAATTTGTTATATAGTTTATAAAATAATTTGCTCTTGAATGAGTTTGACAAGGTGGTGAAGTCCAAATAAAATCATACTCTGAATAATGGTCTAATAAATATTGGTGTGCATCGGCTACAATTACATTATCGTTTGGATAAAGTTCTTGATACATTTTAGCGATTTTTGGTTCAAATTCTACAGCAGTTATTTCGTGGTCGTTTCCCCATAATTCTCTGTTACCTCCTTTTCCTGCGTATAAGTTTAATATTTTCATAATTCATTTTTTTAGTTTATAAAAAGCCAGCTCCTAACATCGGTTTGAAAGCAATGGCAAAATATGTGGTAAAATCACGTTTATCTTTCGCAAGAAATTCAGTAGTAACGGAAAATTTACGTTTCCGAAGTTTGCCACTGCTTCAAGCCGAGAACCGTTAGCAAACAGCTACACAACTTTACGGTTAAAAGTACGCTGATAGTAATTATTAAATTCATTCTCCATACTTATACCTTCTTTTCCGCCTCTATCAATTGCTATATTTACCATATCAATTGCTACTTTTTCATTTTGTTCTAATTCCTGTTCTAACATCCATTGTCTATTTTCTTTGAACCAATCTAAAAAATGTTGTCCATCCATTAAATCAAAGTTGCTAATCACATTTTGTAAAAGTGTATTTTTCATAATTCTGAATATTAAAAGCCGATTTGCTAACACTGCATAACAGTAATTTAGGTATTAGGCTTGATTTATAATTTGTATTGTACTTGTAATCTTGGTTTTTAACTTCGATAGATTAGGCTCACTTTTCCTAAACTACTGTTATGCTTTAACGTTAGCGGTAATTTTAGACCGACATAGATTTAGCACTCATAATTGCCATTTCACACGACCATACTTGACGTTTTAATATTTTTACTCGTCTTTCGTTTCGCTTAATAAAGTTTTCTAATGCTTCTTTTTTAGTTGGGTAAGCAAACCTTTTTTTTGATGTTTTTGAAACCCAATGAGCTTGATCTCTTAATTTACCTTCACCTAAACCTCCATAACCTATCCAATAACCCTTTGGCGTTTCTTTAAATAGATTATACGTTCTTAATTCTACTTTAGGGTTAGGAATTTTAGGTGCTTCATATTCTCCATCAACACCTAAAGAAGCATACTCAACGGCTTCGTAACGAAAAAAACTACCGCTAACATCGGTTTTGCAATAGTGGGGCTTTTGTGCTATATCAATCATTTGTATTTCTATTTAAGTTTAGTTGTGGGTTGAAAATTTGAGCCTTGAAACCCCACCATCGCAAAGCCGCAACCGTTAGTAGCTATGTTACTCAACAACGTAAATAGAAGTTGGGCGATTGTAATTTTTAACTTCTCCTAATTCAATTGTATAATCGGGGGTTAAGCCTATATTTGGTTTTTCATATGTCTTAACTGCGTAATGTATTTGGCATCCTGCAATTATAACGTGGTTTTTTTCGCCACTAACTTTCGCAAACCAGTTAGAACTTCTAACATTTGTTTTTATTCCTAAAATAGCATCGCTTACTATTTCAACTTCACCCCAAACGGATTTATATTGTTTTCCATCTGCTCCGTAAAACCAAGCATCGGTGGTAATTAAATATTTTCCTTGCATAATTTATTGATTTATAGTTTTATAAAGTCGTTCAATTTTTAAATAATTCATCACTATTTTTCGCCATTCTTTCATAGCTTTAACGTGGTCTTTTGTATATTCCAATCCACTCGGACAAAAACAAGTAAAAAAACTCGTTTGGCAATATTGCTGTTTTTGTGGTTCGTTCACATTTCTGGATTAAATTCTTTTCTTAAAATCGTGTCTATCTTATGTGAAATTTCATTAAAATAAGTCGATTTCTGAACCGTTGCCGTGTTTGCCACGCTGTTATTCAATTCCTCGCAAAATTCGATTAAATCAGCTTTTAATTTAACCATTCGCGGTGTTGTTGGTTTCAGTTCATCAAGGTTTTCTAACATCAAATTTGAAAGGCAGAATAGCTTGTGGATCTGGATGTTTTTTCTTTTTGGATTCATAGTTTAGTTATTTGTTGTTTTGTAATTCATTTTTGACTCGATTATATAAAATCCGTCTTTAATTTTCACGTCTATAAGTTTCGGATTAATTCTTGTATAGCCATTCATATTTTTGTCTTTCAACCTTTTGGCTTGTTCCTTGGTGTATTTCATATCTTGAAATTTCCATTGTTACCGAATAACTGAAAACTAATCCAGTCAAAAATTTTTTCTAAAAATTTTTTCATCGTTTTTCTAATTTTAAAGTTAAATCAAAATTTTCGTTAAATGCAATCACTTCTAAATTAAAGAGTGATATGTTTCGTTTGCCGTTTGTCCAGTCATAAATCCTATATGTTTTGTAACCGTGTTTCTCAGCAAATTGTTTTTTTGTCAACCCCGATTTTGCAATCAGTGATTTTAAGATTTCGTTTCGATTCATTTAATTGATTTTGTTAAATGCGTTGGTAACTTGTTCGTGATTGTTCAAATATACATTTCCAGTTTTCAAAAGCCATTCATAAAATCTGTTTACATTTGGCTCCACCACTTCAGGCTCTATAACTTCAATATTTAAAATCTTTTCCATTTCTTTGAAAGTCAATCCTCTCATTAGTCTATTAATTTCCATAGTTAAAACATTCCGTTAGTTTATAAATACTAAATCTTTTTGTTTGGTCTAATCGCACCAGTGAGTAGGCAGTTCCAACTGTTAATTCGGTGAAAAAATGCTTTGATTGCAATTCATCCGTTAAATCTTGTGTACTACTTGGATATAGTTCACTTTCTAATCTTAATAATTCGGCAACCTCTGGGGTTAATTTTTCAAATAGTGTTTTCATAATTTTGTAGTATTTCGTTTTTTTCTGTTATTTCGTCGTAGTTTAAATTTTCAATTCTTTCTAATTCAGCCAGTCGCTTTAAATTAGATATGTGCCATTTTGTAATAGTACATTGATTTTTAAATTGTCTTTTATAAAATCCCAATTCATCAAAATCATTGTCTACTTCTCCCTGATTTGCAGGATTTCGAGTGTCAAAAGTTCCTGTAATGTAGTCGTCTAATTCCATAACTTTTTAGTTTAAAATTTCAGCACGTCTCTCATTGTATCTTTCTTGGCTTTCTTTACCAAAAAATATATTTTTTGGAGCAAAATATTCTCTTACCTCTTTAACTGTAATTAAAGAATAATCAAGATTATTTTTGTTTGCAAATTTTTGAGCAAATTCTAAAGTTGTGAAATTTCTGTTTGTGATTGTGTAAATAGTTTTCATAATTTTTTAGTTTAAGATAAAAACTTCGTTGTTGTTATCTGAGTACAAATATACAACCTTTTTTCAATTACAATACATAAAGTACTAATTTTAACATAATTTTAACACTTGTATATAAAAAAATACCATTTTGCTGGTGTTAACAAAATGGTACAATTAGTTATTTATACTTCCAAATTAAATACCCAATAAACGGGATTAAGAGCCAAAGCAAAGGCAAGAATGGATTTGATTTTCTTTCTAAATCTTTTTTAAATTCTTGCTTTTTAATGGCGATTACAGCCTTTGTTTCCTGTTTACTTAAATCCCTAACAGTTTCTTTTGCATCTATTTTTGTTTCAATTTTACGGTTTAAGATTTTAACTTTTGCATTTTTAAAACTTTTACCGTTTATGATTATAGCTTTCGAGGTGTCAATTGGTGTTATTTCAACATCGTTACTCTCATCGTTTATAACCGTGTGGGTTTCTGTTTTAGTTTCAATATCTTTATTATCCTTTGTAGATTGTTCTGTTTTAGTTTCTTCTTTATTATCCGTTTTTTTCACTTTACGAACTCCGCAACTTGAAAAAATAATAATAACCAATAGAAATGATATTTTTTTCATTATCCTATTTTTAAAATTTGTTTACGGTTTTTTTCTTTGCTTACATAACTAACGTGAACCCAACTATAATTAAATTCATTTATGAGTTGGTCAAAATCTAAATTTTCCTTAATATAATCAAAAATCATTTTATTGGTGACTTTTCCAGTGCCTTGAATATCGATCGCCTGACCTTTCACGTGTTGGCTAAAAGGTGCTCCACCCACGGCTTTATTTAAAATCGGGCTTCGGTAAAAACTTGAAACCCTTAACGGTGTTTTGAAATGTTCCCTTACAACGTCGAAAACCCGAATTCCTACCAATTGCATCGCTAATAGTTCATTGTCGCCTGGCTCGTTCTTAATGCCTTTTCTAACGGCAGTCTGGCTTGTGATTGCCTCTTGGTAACTAATGTATTTTGAAATATTTTTCATTTTGTAAATAATTTAAGGATTAATTGTCTAACAGCTTCCATTAAAGAACTTAAGAGATAGTCAATATTCCAACGGTAGATTAAAAATTCCATGATTTTTTCACCCGAAATGGCAACCACACCTATAATAGTAGACATCATTCTTTTGTCTTCAATGGTATTTATAAATGGAAATGCAAAATAAGCGCATCCAATACCGACTACATAACTGATGATTACACGAGTAAAAGTCACTGTTTCTGTTTTTAATTGTGTTGCAATTTTTATCGAAATACCTATTATAGATGGTATTGCTATTTTGATTAAAAAAGCGTTAAATTCGTTAACGTATTCTTTCATTTTTTGTACTTGAAAAACCAAACAAATGGCAGGGCTAATAATAAGGCTAATTCGTTTAATCCTAAAATTTCGGGATTAAAATATAGTTCATCCAATAAGTTGCTCAAACTTAATGAAAATAAAATAAATTTCACAAAAATACTTTTATTTAAACAAAATAAGTAAGTACATATAAGAAAGATGAACAGGGCGTTGCCAATATAGAAAAATCCTTTCGGGAAGTGCTCCCAGAATAAATAAGTGAAACACCCTGTTATTAATGCCATATACAAGATAGACTTCATCGGTCTTTTGGTCGTGTACCTACTAATTTTTCGGTGTTTGGCTTTTTCTTATCCCCTGCAAAATACCCAAGTAATACCAAGCCAATTGATAAGAATAATTGACTACCTGATTTTCCCGTAAATGCCCCCGTATTGTATGCTTGTATTAAAGCATCGATTAATAACGGCAAACCTGCCACTATTCCTGCTACTGTTGTTTTAAAGTTTTTCATTGTTGTATTGATTTTATGGAGTGATTTTTATCTATTTTGTCTAATATCCAAACAAGTACTTTACCTGTTTTTGTGAGTGTTTTGTCTCTTTCGTTTTTTCCCAAGGCGCTGGAAATGGTCTCTTCAATATTCCCGAAATGATACCCGTTTTCAGCCCTTAAAGTCTTGTTCAAAAGTGTTCTAAATTCTCGATTTGCGTATTTGTCCAAGTTGATGGCACTACTTTTAAAATAGCCATTCTTATTCTTAACAACAAGATAGTTTATTACCGCTAACGGCAAAAAAAGTATATATGCTATCAAGAATAATATCGCTCCCATTATTCGCTAAATATAAATTGTTTACCAATACATTCGCCATTCATTGTAACGGTATTTAGAATCCAAGCCTTTACAAAATCACTTGTAGGATGCAATTCAGGACTTTGGAAACTTCCTCCATTGAGATATTGTAATACATCTTCGTAAGAAGGATGTCCCCAATCTACCATGTGGTAGTTCTCTGGGTAGTTACCGTTGTTATTTATGTATTCTATAAAACCACGAGGCTCTAATTCCTCTGGGTCGTCATTAAATTTAAACGTAGCTTTTCTGTTTGTAGATTGCTCATCGTTTTTTTTACCTTGAAAAGCGATGTTAGATTTTTGTAGGACAAGCGTCCTTCCTTCTCTTTCAATGTACATTTCAAATTCAATCCTTAAATAAGAATCTTTTCGCCTAAGTGTGATACTTGTTTCTTCTATAAATACATTTTCGAACTTTCCTTCAGTAAGGATAGGGCTGTTGTATATTTTCGCTGTTAATTTCATGATTATAATTGTTTTTATTTAAAATTCTTCTTCAAATAATAAAGTCAATGAGGGTGTTCTCCAAGTTCCTGTAGGCGTTGTTGGGTTTAAGAATCCAGGGTAAACCCAATCACCAGCATTAAATATCACATCGTTTCTTATTTCTGTTCCATAAACAAAATTATAACTCACACCGCCTGAATATGTGGAGGTAAGTACTTTAGTTGCAACAGCTCCGAAGTATCTTTTGAACACATAAAGAGTGACATTAGCAGAAGCTAAAGCATTTCCTGAATGAACAACTGCTTTTAATCTGCATTTTATAGGTAACGCAGTCCCTTGTGTAGGATTGTTTATCGTCATAGTTGGATTATTAGCATGTCCTAATTCTCTGTCTGGAGTGTATGGACTTGCATTTGCAGCGTATGAACCAGTCCATGAGAATACTATTGAAAAAGTTCTTCTTGTAGTGTTTGCACCTGCCAAACTCCAAACATCTGTATCTATTTTAGTCAATGTTCTAGTTTCACCTTTCACCATTGCTAGAGTCAAGTTAGTTACAAAGGTGATTCCTGCGCCACCGATAGTTACTGTTCCATCACCTTGTTGAGTGTATTGCACTTTTGTACCAATAGGTATGGGCAAAGTAGCGTTAGTAGGTATAGTGAAAGTCACGGGATTAGCATTTGTAAAAACTATACATTCATCTGTGTCGGATAAATTTCTGCTTACTGTAGGTTCGGTAGTTATTAATAAAACCGTATCACCACCGCCTCCGCTAATCGTAATGTCGCCACTACCTAAGAGCGAAGTCCCGTTAATGGTCTTAATGTTTGTTCCCGAAACTAATGCATCTTGTTTAATATCATCCAAATCATTAACGATGGTCTTAATTTCGTTGGCATTGTCTGCCGTGAACTTATTAACCTCCGCTACTGGAATATCCTTAATCTTTACCTTATTGGTGTATGTTATTTTAGCCATATATATTGAAATCTAAATAGTAATCAAATCCTTCTTCTATTAATCCTGTTTCTTCTAAGTCGTCAATAAACAAACTTTGCTTTTCCTCTTGCGCTGTTAGTGTAAAAGTATAACCGTTTAAATCAGATTTCCCTCCGCCTGTTTTAAAATCAACGTTTCCACATTGCATCCCGTTGTAAAGTCCAAAAATACGATATAAACCGTTGTTATCTTGAAACGCTACCCTCCAATCGTTTTTCAACAATAAATCAAATTCCTTTGCATTTTCAGACTTAAAGGTCATTGACAAACTTTGTTCAAAAAATTTTCCGCCCTCATTTTCCTGTTGAGTTTCGTTTGCGTTTGGCGTGGTTAAACTTTCAAACTTAAAAATAAAAGTCTCGGGAAACGAAACTAAATAATTCCCACTTGTAACAATTTGCGAACGGCTGTAAGGTTGCCATCTTAATAACCAAACAGCCTTAACTCCGCCTAAATTATCCTTGCACTTTCTATTATAATTTCCATCCAACATTTAGATTGATATTTTTGAGTGCGTTTACTTCGTCTTGGATCGTCTTATATTCTAATAACGGATTTTTACAAATCCATTTTTCAAACCGTGTAACATACATTTGTGCAAGTGCTTTGTATTTTCCTGACAAATATTGAACTTCATCTTTATCGACCACCTCTACATTTTCGCCACTACGTTTATAAATACCTGCATTATCGACCATATAAGAAGCGATTTCTATATACTGCGCCAAGGCTTCATTTTTAGTAATTGGTTTGATAAAATCGGTGTATAATTCAAGATACAAGCCCGTTAATGTTTCAGCTTCAATATCACTAATAATTTTGTCGTATAGTTCGCTACCAAGTAACGGCTCAATCGTTGTTAATTGCGTGTTTAAAATGCAAAATAAATATTTATCCGTGTCCGTGTTGCCCGATAATATCGTGCTACTAGTCATTTCTTGTGGTGTTACAAATAATAGTTCTGCCATTATTTCTGCGGTGTTAAAAATCCATTATTAGGCATATCGTTTGGTTTTTGATATATTTTTGAACCATATTTATTTGCTAAATTTGGCAGTATTTCTCCAAATTTTCTTGCTTGTGCTGGTGTTACTTTTTTTGCATTTGGATTATTAACATCGGCTTTCAAAGCGTAGGTTTCTCTAGTCCAAGTATGGCGACATCTTGCGCCACCTTTATAAAGTAGTATATCATAAGTGTTCGTTCCTTCGGGACCAAAACCCTCATTAACTACCGTTTTTGACATTCTTTGAATATCTTCAACCCGATATAGCTTGTTTGCTTTAATCATTTTTCTACAAAAATCTCTGCTATTATCTTTAATTACGCCTGTATATCTTAATCTACTTTTAAACAATTCTCCGTCTAACTCGGTACTTCGAGCATTTGGCAATGCTGTTCCTGTGCTTGTCGTAAAATGCAAATCGGCTTCTGTTTCTATTACTTTACTTTCGATTAATTCCCATTCATCTCCTATCTCCTCGCCTAAATCAATGAGTTGATCCGCAACAATCGTGTCTAAATTTTTTTTTTTTTCGTCACTACTCATCTGCGTAGTGGTTGACTGCTCCGAAAGTGGAATGAAATATAAATCCAAACCGATATTATAAGCCGTTAGGATTTCCTCCAACGCTTCAATTATAAACGATTGTTTCGGAGCGATTACTCTTTTCATTAATTGCCCCTCGGCTTCGTCTAATTCGTTTGCATTGTTGCCAAATCCCCCCTCTGACATAATACCAAACAATTTAGGACTAACGACTTTATGCCCCGTCATTATTTGTTGGCGACTTTCTCCAGTTAAATACTCCCATTGCTTATGCTGTGCATCGTTTACAGGAAAAGGTATGATAGTTATTTCGGCATCTCTACCATTGAAGCTAATCACAAAGTTCATAGCGTTTGGGCTGCCTGTAAGTTTTTGTTTAATCTTAGTTTCTAATTCGTCTTTCGCTTCAGGCGTCAAAGTACCACCGTCTGGAATATTGATAATATAACCCGCGCTTAAACCTTTTTTAATAGAATTGATATAAAAATTTGCCAGCTCCTCTTCCATCTCTGCGTAGGGAAGTGCGGACAAATAATCAGGGTCTGAAAAATAATTTTTACCCGCTTTGTATGGTTTAATACAATAGATTTCTACATTCTCTTTCGAAGTGCCAAAAGCTGGAAAAGGTTGCGCTGGATATTTAGTGATGTTTGTCCAATCCCTTGAATAAAAATAAGTATCTATTTCGCCCTCTTCATTTTCCAAGGCTGGTACTACTAATTGTTTAGGTAAGTGGTAAATCGCCCCTAAATCTTTGCCATTTTTTGCTCTAACGACTTGCATTGAAGCCTCTCCAAATAGTTCGAAGTCTGCAATAATTTTGCGAAGTTCTTTTTTGTTTAAAATTGTAACGAAATTAATCCACTGTGAAAGGTTTTTATTTCTGCAATTTAAACCTTGCCCGTAAATCAAATCAATATACGAAGAAATTATAGCAGCATTTGTAGGCGAACCGTTAAATCTATCAATAACATACTGATAAAAACTATTGTTTTTACCGTTTAAAACCCAATTTTTAGCCTTATTTTCCTCTAATTTCGGGCGTACATAGTTACTTAATTGCAAAAGTCTTATATCGTTACTCATAGTAGTATAATTCGTTAGAAGCTTTGAACGTTTGTGTATCTTGGGAAGTTGCAAAAATCATCCCGCTATATAAAACCTCTCCGCTATCTTTTATTTTTATTTTAAATTTATCCCCCTCAACAAAATCATAGTCAAAATTCACGATTAATAAGCCGTCATTAGTTGTATAATAACAATCAATTGTCTCATTATTAAACGATAATACTATATTCTCATAGCTGTAATACCGTGGAATAAGTATAATATCGTGATTAGTATTTGCTGGATTGACTATCTTCATATTATTATAATAAAAAAAACCCCTTTTTGTTTTGAAAAAAGGGTAAATTTTATTTTAATAATTTAACAATATAAGATACTCCCATTCCTGCGTGAACATCTATCATTGAATTTTGATTTTTTTCTAAATCAATTCTCAATTCCCTTTCGTAGTATAATTTGCTTTGCGGTCGTATTCTTTTTACGCAATCATCAATAAGTAAATCTATATCGCTACACTCTATTGTATAGCGATTGTAAGATAAATTTTGCGGTGTGTGTGTTATTGTTACCATAACACTAATTCCTTTCTATATCCTAATTTTTGAGCTTCTACTAAAGAATCGTAAATGCTTTTAACCGTTGGTTTTGTAGTTATTTTTTTAATTGAATTAGGAAGGTACAAATAAGAATTGAAAGCTAAAATAACATCTTGTAACCAAGTTACTTCAATGGCTTTTTTTCTTAAAATTTCAATTGTTTTTTTATTTGTTGGCAAGGTTAAAATTTCTTGAGTTGTCATAATTTCTATTTGTTTAATTTTGTTATACAAATATACAATCAATATTTATATAAACAATACACAAAGTATTTATTTTAACATAGATTTAACATTTGAAAGTATAAGAAAACCCGAACTTTTAAAATTCGGGTTTAATTGAATTAATCTATTAAAGCTAAAAACGCTGTTACTGTCGCGCTATCTAATTTTGGGCTTAAAGCTCCAGTTGTAGAAACGCCTGTAAGTGTGTAACCGTTCATTTCTCCTTTTGCTCCTCCAGTTGTTTGCGCAACCGTGAAGTCAATGCCATCGTCTATTCCTATTGCGTGGTATATACCATTTCGGTCTTTAACGACTGCCATCGGGAAGCCATAAGCCAATAGGTTTAATTGTGCAGAACTTGCCGCATCAATTTTCTTTAACGATAAAGTAATTGTTTGAGTGTTCAAAGATGTTCCTGCATTTCTATCTGGAACTAAACTCTCAGCTACATTGTTACCATCGCCTTCAAGTTCGTATTTGAAAGCCACTGTTAAATCTGGATTAATTGCAGTGCATACACCATTCACTACTGTAAAAGGATTTTCTACAAAGTTAAAAGGATAAAACGCACCAATTCCCCCAAGGTTGTTCTTGCAACCTCTTTCTCTACCTGATGAAATATCACAAGCCATATTTTTATATTTTAAATTAAGGGGGTAACTAAACCCCCTTTGTTTCTAATTATGCTATTGGTCTTGCCCAAACAATTTCCGCCCCGTTGTAGTAACCTACACCTGCGTTGTAAACCATTGTACCGATAATTTTTCCGTTCAATAAAGTTTCGTCTTGGTCAACCATTCTAACCTCGTTGTGATCTGCCAAAAGACCAGTTGCAAAAATCACGTTTTTAGGCTCCAAGATTACAATTGTAGAAGCTGGTAAACCATTAATTTCTTCAATTGTATATTTCCCAAATTTTGGAGCTGTATTAGCATCGCCACCTAAACCGTTGGCCACACCTTTTGAAGCTAACCAAAATCCGTAAAACATAAACACATCAGGTGAAACTCCGATTTTCAAAGTTTTTCTACGGATATCCACTGGGATAGCGGCTAAGGCCAATTTCAACATAGCTTCAACGTTTGCTTCTGTTACCGTGTCTAAATCCACGTCTATAACAGTTGCATCTGCCAAGAATTGTTTCAACAATCCGTCGAACTCGTCCGCATTAGTTGCGTCACCGTTCCAAATGTTATCGTCCAATTCCTCAGCTGTTTGTCCTAATTTTTCAACAAGGATGGCATCCATAATATCTTTCGGCGCGCTGTCATTGTGTGCGCTTGCCCCCATAGTCTCTTCAGACCATTGCGCTCTGAAATCTTCTTTACAAACTTCCCAATCGTCCTTAAACTTTTTAGGCTCTAATACTTTTTCACTCAAAGTGATTGCACCAGATGGAACGTGTCCACAAGTGTATTCTCTTTTTCCGCCAGTCATTTGAATTTTTCTTAAATTCAATTTATAATTTACGTTTTCAAAAGGTGTTACAAATCCTTTTGCAATAGTGTCGGCTTCTTTAAAAGCCTGTCCTACGATTGCCCCTGCTTCTTTACCTGCGTAATTTGAGGTAACTGTTACTGTTGTTGCCATTTATTTTTGTTTGTTTATTGCGTTAAAAATTCTTTCTTGTTTTGTCATTTTCGATAAATCAACTTTTACAGTCGAAGTGTTTACGATTTTCTTTTCGCTTGGTTGTTTGCCAAGTTCTGTAACTTGATTTTCTAATTCTGCTATTCTTTGCTCTTGCGCGGTGTATTTAATCAAAATGCTTTTAATTGCGCTTTCGATTTCGGAAGCTATTTTAGCATCATTTGAAACTTTTCCGTCGTTTAAATCTTGTGCTGGTGCTGGCTCTTCTTCTTGTGGAACCTCTTCAACCGCTGGTTTGATTTCTTTCGCGATACCCTCAACCTCTACGATTAAGATAGTACCATCTTCAAGTGGGTGCTCTCCAACTGGTACGGGTACTTTCGTGCCATCATCAGCCATTACCCATACGGATAAACCCTCGCTTAATACTTCGCCATCCCATTCGATTTTAAGCGAACCATCGGCAAGCATCATACTTCCTAATTGGATTTTTTTTGATGGTGTCAAAGCCAACAAAATCTTTTCCAATAACGTGTTTGTGTTATTCATTTCTATATTTGTTTTTAAATTTACTTCTTCTAAGGATAACATAGCATCAATGCTAAATCCTTGCACTTTGCCTGTTTTTACATAATCGTTCCAGATTTCGTCGCTATCAACTTTCATAACCGCCAGCCAACTTCCCTTGGGATATTCAAATCCAAAGTTAGTTGACTTGTCGATTTTAGGATTTTCAACTATCCAAGATTCTGTAAACGTTACCCCTTGGATGTTCTGTTTAACATCGTGCTCGATTGTGCTATTTCCGTGGTTGTTATTTTTAAAGAAACCATAGCTTAAATCTTTGATTGTTTCCTCATTGAAAACAATATTAAACTCCTCACCGTTTTGGTTTCTATAAATTGGTTTATTTGGTTCTAAAACCAACCCCATTAAAATCCTTTGTTCTTTGTCTATTTCTTTTAACTGCAAAGGCTCGTCTTTTGATAGCGCAATAAATAACCCCTCCATTGCTGGATTTTCAACTAAAGAAATGCCATACACTCCTTTGTTTTTTAATGGGTCGTATTGTGCTTGGTATGTTTTCATATTATAATTTCATTAATGTATTATAATGTAAATTAGCATCTTTTATATATTGATTTACTGAACTAAGTCCATCAACACCTTTTTTTGGGTCAACCCCTATTTCTTTTGCTTTTGCAATAAATACGTTATATTGTTTTAAAGAATTTTCAAAAATTGAAACAGCTTCTTTAAATTTTAAAGTTTCTTTAGTTACGTTTTGGCGACTTGTATTAAAAATAGAAATACCTTTGTATAGCTCTTTTTCAGCATCATCAATCAATGCAAACTGCACATTCGTTTCAAACGCTAATTTTATTTCTTCTACTTTCATTTGTATGGTGTTTTTATTAATAATAAAAAAAAGTTCTTTTTGTTTTGATTTTGCACAAAGTTTTTTTATAACGAGGCGCTTTTAATAATATTT